ATTCTCGCTATAGTCATTGTAGTATCTTCTGTGATCCCAACCACATTTGATAACTGTTAAATACTTCATTGCATTTAAGTATTCATTCTTTGAACATAGTGAGGACAACATGTGGACCAAGCAAAAACTGCTGTTGTCAACTATCATTTGTCCGTCTTCAGCAGTCTTAATTGCTTCTCTTTGCTTAGTGTACCAGTGGTTAGCTTTTTCTTCATCACTGTAACGATCATTAATTCCGCTTGTACTAAAACCATATACATCAAATGGAATGTTGACCTTCCTACAAAATGCTGCCACTGTCATCATTTGATCTACTGTTCCTGACATGTTCTTGTACATACTTCCTGATAAGTCTACGAACATTAGGATGCCATGGTTTTTACCGTTGGGTACTAATAAAGCTCTTTGGAATAAATCTTCTGTTACTTTATAAGCCCAAAGTTTATCCTCATTCAACTTGCCTGTCTTGGCTTCTGAGGTTTTCTGATAAGCAGTTGCTGCTTTTCTAAGCTCAAATTGTTGTGCCATACTATTAATAATTGGAGTCTGTGTTCTGTTCCACGTCTCATAAGACTTAGTAGCTACGTCATACACTTCATTAACAGGTATTGTACGCTCTTGCCAACGACCGTCTTTGTCTCTGTAACCTTGTTGTAAGTCAATTGATTCCGCCCAATCATATAATTCGTTCATTGGGACTATAAAATCTTCTGGATTTAAATTTGGTGCCTTAACATATACAAGAGTGGATGCGTCCTGATCAACTAATTCTTTTTCGTTGGCTCTAAAACTGTTATCACTAAATGATTCTCCAGTTTCCAATGCCTCTTGAAGCTTATCTAATTTTTCTTTAAGTTCTTTGTCCTTTTTTAATTGTTCAGCTGCTTCTTTTTTAGCATCTTCTTCAGCTTGTCTCTCTTCGGGAGTCATCGCTAACCATCTTTCGTATTCTTCGTCTCTTTTCTTTTGTTTTTCTTCACGCTCAGCTTCAAGTCTAGCGTCTTCCTCTTCTTCAGTTTCATTTTCATACTCATCTGGATCTACTGGAGTACCATAACTATCTGATTCTACTTCATTGATGTCTGGTTTTTCTTCTGTTTGTTCTTGTGATTGCTGGCTTTCACCTTGTTCCATCTGTTCGCCATCATCATCTTGTTGGAATCTATCAGGCATCATTTGATCAATCATTGATTCAAGTTCGTCTTTTTTCTCTTCCAAGTCTTTCTGATTGGCTTCAAACAATTCATTTGCCAAACGTTCAACGTCTTCCCAAGTTTCAGTATTATAAATTCTGTCTACTAAATCTTTTTCCTCATCACTAAATACGACACCCATCATGTGGCCTACTTTATAATGTAAGTTCACTCTATCAATTAATGGGAGTTTGTTGATGTCTAAATCTTTTATTCCAAAAAAGTCTCCATCAACTAATTCTTTATAGCCTTTGAAAAAGCTACTAACCAATCCAGGATATCTTTCTTTAACCTTACGTTCAATCCTTACATCTTCAACCACGTTAAGGAAGTTTTTCATAGCCTTGTTATCACATACTGCGTCATGCCATCCTTCTGCAGGTGTTTCATGAGCATGTCCTACTTCATGGCCAATGAATAAGTCATAAAGTGGTGAAGACATCTTCTTCCAAAGTGGAAGGTATAAAGTCCTAGCTTTAACATCAAATGCCGCAGTTGGCATTTTAGGATCATGTACTATTGAAATGTCTTCTGTTGCTAAACATTTTGCTAGTATTGATTTGGATTGTATTTGGTTCAATTAAAAGTCCTCACTTTTTATTTAATATACATGTATTATGCACTCTTACGAACCAAGAGTCAAGCGATATTACAAAAGAGTGATCACTCTTTTTGCTAAAATCAAGGACTTACATGCTTAAGTCAAAAGATATGAGGAATTCTCGTCCACCAGCACTATATTCTGGCAATATTTCGAACCGTTTGTTGAAAACGTCTCTGACTTGTAACCCTACCCTGTATCTGGGTCCTAAATAGTAACCCAGGGTTAGGTCTAATGTTGATACATTATCTATAGGACGGCCCGCCCAATCCAATCCTTTATCAAACTCACCTATATATGATAGGCCATAGTCTAATTTTCCAAACATGTTTGAGTAGGTTAATCTAGTCTTATACTTGGCTGCTTGGATCTTATCTGTATCTGTGTACTTCAACATCATTTTAAAGTTCTGGAATGACTTGGTGAAATTAATGCCTTGGGATTTATATTTGCCTGTGTTGATGTATTGATAATCACTGAAATTAAAATCTATTCCATCACTAAAATCATAATGCCAAATTGTAATGTCTTTCCAACCAACTTCTAGTCCCACTCCTTTCTCAGCATTTAAAAGTGGATTAGGTTTTACTAATGCATCACCATAACGTTCGTATAAATTTGGAATCCTATAACTATTTCCTAATGAAACTCTAAAATCTTTTACTTCTATACCTACTCTACCTGTTTGAACATCATCTTCAAAACGATATCCTACTCCAAGTTTATATGGAATTACAGAAGATCTTTCTAGTGCCTTCTGTTCTGTGTGCCAATTAAAATAGACTCCTGATCTCCAGGCGTTATATCTTACAGGGATAGGAGATCTAAAGTAGTAGTCGTAATCTGATTGTTGGGCTGTCACACCTGCTAAGAAATTCTTATATTTGTACTTCGCATCTGCAAATAGTCTAGAACTTTTAGCTCCCCAGCCTGTATTATGTTGAGCGCTGTTTAAATTATAGCCTACTGTAAGCCAATCATTTCTAATAGATATATCTGTTTTATATCCAGATTGATTACAATCATTATATTCAATAGGACTAGGTAGACAATCATCATAATCGTAAGAGTAATCTTGAGACACCATAACAACATCGAAGCCAGCATAATTTGCTTTGGTTTTAAGTGTTGTATTATCATACCAATCTTCTTCTGTGTTTGTTGTTTTAACAGAGCCTATTGATCCTTTATACCTTGCTATTTGAAACCACTCGTTGCCACCTGTTATGAACTGTGAGCTATCACTCCCTTTATAAAAGACATGTTTTTCAAATGTATCTTCTATAAGAATTGTTCCTGCCATTGAGGAGCTTCCAAACAATACACCATTAGGTCCTGTGATTTTCTTATAGTCTTGCCATGTAGGTAAGTCTATTCCGAAATCATACCACCCTGAAGCTGGATCGTTAACGGGTATCCCGTTTCTATATACTGCTGTATGTTTTGAGTCTGTGCCGTTTAAACCTACTGCTGCAAAGCCCCCTGGGCCGCCAGGAGTATATACTTTTGTTGATTCAACTGCCTCTATTGCTGAGTTGTCGTGTGCTGGATCTGAATATCCCTCAGAAACCTTTGCTCCTACTACTATTGTTTCTTCTACTTCTGCTAATGCTATAGTAGGAAATAGCACTAACAACATTATAATAAACTTCCTCATAACGACTCTTTACATATAGCTCCTTCTGCATACCAACATATATCGGCTCCTGCAGACTGTGAGAATGCTACCAAAGCAATAGCTATTAAGACTATTGCTATCCATTTACTTTTTTTGTTCACTCTTGCCTCTTAATAACGTTTTTGGTTTCTTTGATCTTATTTTCTTGGCCACTTTATTTCTTTTATCTAATCTTTTCTTAACTTCTGTTGGGTCCATCCAAAAGTCTTTCCCATCTATCATGTCATTTATTTCTTGTTTGTCTAAGAATCCTTTGTAAACTGAATTAAATAAATGTCTAGCCCATTTATCATCTGCAATAACTGAGGCTAATTGTTCGTTTCCTTTGCCCCAGTTACCTGAACTGTAAGTATGGAACATGAAGTGACTATGTTCTGAGACTTCACATACATCAGCACATAAAAATATTAGAGTAGCTGCTGACATACACATACCTTCTACGGATGCTATAATAGTTGCTGGGCTATCAGATATTGTTCTCATCAACTGAATAGCTGTAAATATATCTCCTCCATTAGAATTTATATGTATAATGACTGCATCATTCTCAGTTGAATTCCTCATCAACTGATTCCAATCTTGATAGTCTTTTGCCTGTGTTATGTCGCCTGATATATAAAAATCAAATATACGAGCAACTGGCTTTTCATAAGCGTTGCTCGCGTTTGGTGGTGGGGTTTGTATTGGTTTAGATTCGCTCATAATATCTTGTTATTGCCTTTATCCTTTCAATTTGTTTGTCAATGATTGCCGTTCTATTTGGCCAATGTATATATTCCTTTTCAGGATTCTTTTGCAAATTGTAAAGTAGAGGAAGTACAAGATCTTCTACATCACGAAGTTTGGTAGCCACATCACTTTCGATTAACGATCTATGTTCGTTGACCATACCAGAATTATCTGCATTTAAAATTTTAGCTTCTAGTTGTTGAAGCTTATCCATTATTTTATCTTCGTCAATGGAAGGAGCAGTTGGTTGTGCAGGTGCCTCGGAAGGTACCTCATCAACGGCGGTAAAACCAAAATCAAATTCGTTTGCCATAATTGTCTCCTTTATACTTATTTATGTAAGAAAAAACTAGGTGTTCTTCCTTTGGTGTTTCTTAACCTTCTTCTGCAAGGCTTTAAGGGCACGTTCTAATTTAACTCTAGTAACTCTCATAGTAAAGTTCTGACCTAGCATGTGGTCAAACTCATGTAATATTACACGAGCGGAGACACCTGAATACTCTTCTGCTATCTCTTCTCCTTCTTCATCAAAGTATTGTATGGCACAAGAGGTTGGTCTTTTAACCATTAAGTAAAGTCCTGGAAAAGATAGACAGCCTTCTCTAATAGACTCTTGTTCAGGGCCGACACCTATTATTTTAGGGTTAATAAAAATCTTTTCAAAGTCTCCTTTGCCGTTTCCTAATACGAAACAAGCAGCATTAATGCCTACTTGATTAGCAGACAAACCAACACCACCATCGCGGTACATAACCTCGAGTAGTCTTGATTTAATTTCTTTAGGATCTAACCCACCATGTTCATCCATATCTTCAAAACGAAATGGTGCTGGAACTCTACTTAAGAAAGGATCATTAAACTTTAATAACTCTAACTCATCAGCAGATTTAATTTCCGGAGACTTATATCTCTCGATTCCATTTCCATCTAAAAGAATGGGTTCTAATTCATCCTGCATCTTTTCCGAGATGCTTGTAGGTGTCTTTTTCATATTTAATAAATAACTCCTCTCCTGCTTTTATATTTTCAGTGGTAAAGAAATGCGCTTTAGGACCTTCGATCTCTGCAAATATATTTGGTGTCTCACTATGATTTATAAATCCTCCTAGTGGAGTACGTTCCCAATATTTATCGCCCCATTTCTCTCCGTCCCAATCGTGCATGACAAACACATGAGATAAACCTAAGTCTGTCCCTTGTTTTATGTCTTCTTTCGCGAACAATCCTTGTCCATGGACATCACTGTCCCCAATTCGTAAACTCGGTGGTAAAGGCATGTAAGAGTCTTCATCAAACTCCACTGACTTTGACGCAAGTGTTACCATTTCTTCCATTATCCTGCTCCTTGTTGCAGTATGTTTTTAAGTTCAACAAACCCACCAATGGGCTTGCCGTCTATGAATACCTGAGGAAATGTTCTTGCCTCTGGTACCAATTTAAATAATTCTTCTGCTGTGTAGTCTGCATCTAGTAACTTGTATTCATATTCTAAATTCAAACGTTCACATAATGATATAGCGTTCTTACAAAAACTACATCTCGGTTTTCCATATATTGTTATCATACTATTATGCTATAATTTTGTTTCTTTTCAAACTTAACTACCGATCTAAATTTATCGAATAGTTGGTCTCCCTTGTGAGATATTACGAATACATTGGTATCGTTACCAATAGTTTCTAATAGTTGCATAACATATTGGGTTCCATCTGTGTCCAACGAACTATCAAACACTTCATCTAATAATAAAATGTTTGTACTAGCGCTGTTTTTCATCTTGGCTATTGTTCTCCAAGTAAATACTAACGCTAAGTCTATTCTTTGTTTCTCTCCTTCACTAAACGATGCGTAACTAAATTTATCTCTAAACCTGGATTTAATTGTTTCTTTGAACGTCTCATCTAAATCAAACTGAACAAAAAAGTCCATGGCTGCTAGGTATTTATTAACTAATTTGTTTATGATTGGCAAATAGGCTTTAATTATCTTAGTTTTAATACCAGAATCTTTTAAAAGGGACTGTGCTACTTCATAATAGTGTCCTTCCTCTGTCATTTTTATCTTGTCTTGTTGTTTTGACATAGCATCCTTAGCTAAGGTTTTTAATTTTGTTCTCTCCTTAGTTATATCACCTACTTTATTTTGTGTGTCAGCAAGTTCTAACTGTAATCGTTGTAATATTCTTTGTTGTGTAATACTTTCGTTATTGTGTTCCATTATCTTTTGATCTAATTCAAATACCTTTTCAACCAAGGCTTCTACTTCAACATACTTTTCTTCTAATTCATCTAAAGCTATTTGTAATTCATTAATCTTTTCTTCATCTCTAGCTGTCATCACTTCCTTGTGATCATGAGCTATCCCTTGCTGACACGTGGGGCATTCGTCATTGTCATGAAAGAAGTTTAAGTCTGTTCTGCAGTTACTAATTTGGAGGGTAAATTTTCTTTTGTATTCTTCGAGTCTGCTCTTTTTCTCAAGTACATCACCCATTGCCTTCTTCTCGATTGTTGTGCTCTTCGCAAAGCCACTCGCCGTCTCGATCGCATCTTCTGCCTCCCTAATTGCTAATGCTATTGTTTCTACTTTAGACTTTTTATCGTCTTCTAATGTCTTTATATATGATTCTTGGAGAGTCGCCTTTTGTTTAGCTACATCTACTTGACCTTCTAGTATTCTAATTTGATTTTCTAAAGTCGTTATCTTATTTTTAAGAACTTTATTCATGGAAGTAAATATAGTAATATCTAATATGTCTTCTATGATCTCTCGCCTAGCTCCTAAATGTAGTTGCATAAAAGGAGTGAACGATGCACTCCCTAACATTACAATCTGTGTGAATGATTTGTAATTTAATTTTAAAATATTCTCTTCTAGATATTTTTGAAAGTCTCTTATGTTGGCATCTTTATCCAACTTAATACCGTTTACTTCTATCTCAAATACTTTAGGCAATTCACCTCGTCGTATTAAATAGTTTCTTTTACCAATGTCAAAATTAATTTCAACCATTAATTTTTTTCCGTTGATTGAATTAACTAACTGAGGTTTGGATACGTTTCTGAATGGCTTATTGAATAAGGCAAAGGTTAAAGCATCTAACATTGTAGATTTTCCACTACCATTCTCACCAACAATTAATGTGCTGGGAGATTTATCAAACTGTATTTCTGTCCATGCGTTGCCTGTAGACAGAAAATTTTTCCATCTTATATTCTTAAATGTTATCATATAGTATCTTGAGCCTCTATATAAAGGCTCTGCAACAGATTTTTGATCCTTTGTTTTGATAGATCTGTTTCAACAACGTCAACGTATTCTTTTAATAGTGTCATTGTATCTTCTAAGTTTACATCTTCACCTATAGCTTCGTCCTCAAACTCTGAGAAGTCTTCTATAATTTTTAAGTCAATTAAGTTACATTGATATAGCTTATCTACAAAATGATCAAACCTTTTGAAGTCTGTCTTCTTACTTACTATTAGCTTAACACTACCACCAGTGACAGTATCGAAATCAAAATTGCTGATGTCATTAACACCTTCAAAATGGGAGTCGTCGTAATAGATTTTGTGGAAGAGTCTAAATGGGTTATTGTAATATACCAAAGATCTTTTACCCGTGTCATAAATAGCGAAGCCTCTGGGGTCGTTGTAGTCAGACCAAGTAATTTCGTAAGGGTTTCCCATATAAGTAACGTTCCCTCGACTATGGCGGTGATGAAAGTGGCCGCTAACAACAAGGTCAAATTGACTAAAAATACTAGCGTCCATGCCGTGAAGGTTAGGCATTCCAGGAACCAGGAGAAAGCCTGTGAGTTCCAAATGCGAGAAGCATGTCGTTGCGTCTGTTGTTTTAATTGTTTCCATTGTGTGTTCATAATTATCTGTGCATATCCATGGTAAGAACAATACCTTTTCCCTATCAAGTTGTACCTCGGTAGGGTCTTCGTATATTGTTATATTATTGTATTCTCCTAACAATAAACTAGGAGAGTTTACTTCATTTGTATTCTTAAAATAAGTATCATGGTTGCCAGGTATCATATGTATTTCAATACCTAAATCACGTGCCTTGTCAAAGAAATACCTTTTACAAGACTGGAGTATATTATAATTAATATATTTCCGTCTATCAAATACGTCACCTAAATGACATATAGTTTTTATCCCTTGCTCTTCTAAGTGAGGGAAGAAATAATCGTCGTAGAACTTAGCAAAGAAATTATCAAAAGATAAATTGTCTGATCTGGCACCAAAGTGGGTGTCTGTAACTAGAGCTACTTTCATATTTAGCCCTCGTATATTGCTGAATTAGCCCCATGTTCCCTTACTTCACAAGCGACACAATAGCATCGCCCTCCTGTTAATTCTTTTACCAAGTCATTAGCAAAATGGAATGCTTGCTCTGCAAACTTCTCACAGCCAACACCATTCATAACTACTACTTCTGTTAATCCTTTTTCTTCTAGCTTTAAAAAATCTTGTAATGCAGGATCGTCTTTATCAACTGCATGTTTATGATCAAAGTTATTTTTTAACCATGCTTTTAAGTCCTTCAAGCCTCCAAAATCCACTACCCAATTCTTATTATCTAAACGATCACAACCAAATTTAAAACTAAACGACAAAGCGTAACCATGTAGTAAACTACAATGACTGTGCGTTGCTGCATGTTGTCTAAAAACTGCTGATAAGCCTTCTTCGTGGCCATATGTTTTTGTTGAATAGTGTTTATAATCTATATACGGATCTGGTCTGTTCATATTAACTCCTGATATAAGTTTGTTGCCGAGAAGTAATGCTTCTCAAGTTTTTCTCTATTAGTATTTAATGCGCCTTGTATCTCAGGCAAGTTATAATTTTCCATTAAATATTTAATTCTATTTTTTAAACCAAACTTGTTGGCTTGATACTGTTCCCAATTCTCTGTCCAGTCTGAAGGATATTTAAACACATCATCATACATTTCCATATAGGAAAGTCTGTTTGGAACAAAAGGTATGCCGCCTGTTATCATAATTTCATAACAAGATATGCCTAATGTCTCCTGTAAGTTAGCACTGAATACCATCTTTGCTTGTCCTAATAACAAGTGATAGTCTTCTTTCTTTAAATTAAACTCCGAACAATTCATAAAATCATATTCAGGAAGTGCAACTTCTAAGTCTTTAAATATTTCTAACTGTTTCTCTGGTGCATTTCTGTGTGGAAACAATATTAGATCTTGTTTCTCTACACCCATTGTATCTCTATCAATGGTTGGTTTTAAATATTCCATTGGCCAGCCTGTTCTAACCATTTTACTTTGTAAATATTCTTGTTGTGAAGGATCAGGTGCCATAACACTAGCAAACATTCCTATATGGAATTGACTAGCGAAATAATTTTTATCAAACGCATCGAACATTGCTAACTCTGCATACCTTACCCAAGGTACTGGTCCTATGTTTCTACCTAAGAAATCATTAGCATCATAACTTCCTGCATGCCAAAGTCCATGTGTTGTAACATCATAACCCAATAAAGATATCATATATTTTAAATTTAAGATACCTGGATGCCAAGCGTCAGCAAATACAAAATGATCTCCATCTTTTATCTTGCCTTCTGCAAAGAATTGTGCTAAAAGTTTTGTTTGTTCTGACTTGTATATGTTAGTGGTGGCAAAATCTAAAAAAGATCCTGAGGAAACATCAGACTCTATAACAGGTCCTTCTATAACTGTTATGTCTTGTCCTGTTTGGTCCGCTATTGATTGTGGAAATTCTGTTTTCCATTGTGATGTATATCTTGTCTCGACATACTCAAGATCAATTAAATAAATCATTTTGTACGATTGCCCCGTTTTCATTATCCTCATACACTTCTACTTGAGTAGCTCTATTAGGATAATATTCTTCTATATAATTTATAAGACTTTCAGCCATCATCTCACATGACTGGTAGTCTAGTTCTAGGAAGCCTGCTTCGTATAAACCTTCTATTTCTCTTTTAAATAAAATGAATTCTACTTCCCTATTGTCGTGCATAACTTCTAACGTAACATAGAAGTGAAAGATATGTCTGTGTGGATATTGTAAAAACTCTACACCAGGAACATCCTTTGCATCAGGCCATTTGTGTATGCCTTCTTTCTGAAAACTAACTTTAATAAACTTTTTTCTAACTGACATATAAAATAGTCTCCATTATTATAAAGGTAAACATTACTATAAAAACTAACCACTCGTTCATTCAAACATCTCCTCTAGACTTACTGGCATTTCTTTAGCTACTGCCATGGACTTCATAGCTCCACCTAAATATTGATTTGTTTCCCACGCCATATAATCATCTTTATTTTTTACATTATATAGGTTCCTAAACTGTCCATCAAGTTTCATCTTACGAGTAAACTTTAAAAGGGCATCCTTATCTAACAACATCTGTTCTAAGTGTTGCATGAAGTTTCTAATAGACATTAGTATAAAAGCTGTCCTCACATACAACCACGTATTCAAGTTGCCGTATTCTTCTTTAGCTTTCATACTCGGGGTGTTTAATAATTTATGAAATTCGTCTATTTCTACACCCAAATTGATCGTTTCCATACAGTTTTGATACATTTCGCGATACAAATTGGACATCTGTCTATTAAACTTAGTTGTGCCTTGTCCCATGTAGAATAACCCTGTCTCAACCGCCCTGCTGTGTGTAGTAGAGTCATAAGATATCTCTACGTTATCATATAAACCGTTCTGACAAAAGACTAAGTAAGGAACAATACGTCTTATTGAACCTACTCCTAATATATGTAAGTGCATCTTATCTCTTGGCCATGTCTTTGCTACTTCTGATGCTATAAATGATCTTTTAACATCTTCTAGTGGTCCTGTTCCAAGAGCAGCTGCTCCCATTGCCACACCACCAATCCTAGTGTGCCATTCACTTGGTATCTCTTCCATTAAACATTCATACCATCTCAAATAAGTCTCTACATCATTACCTTGTAAGATAATATATGGTTCACAGCTGCTACCTTCTTCTTCAAAAATTTCTAATTGTCTTTTAACATTGCGTCCAGTTTTTCTTGCTAGCTCTTCATAGTTTTCGTGATCAAAGAACCTTTGTTTAACATCGTTCCTATCTGAGCGTTCTCCTGTTAGTATAACAGGTATCTCATCAAAGCACATACCAACATTAGCTCCTTTAGCCTGGTTCCTATATACTTTTTCTTTTAATTCGTCTGTAATTGTCATTCCTTGTGTAACAATTTGTAGTCCACCTGAGTCTGCATGTATGCTATGTGCTGCGTCATGATATGGTTTGAATCTATCACCGAAAGAATGTTCTGTGTGTGCATTATAAAGTAATGAAAACTTATGACTGAATTGATCTTGTACTAATTTTTTTATTAGCATAGACACAATGCTTGTATTGGTTTCATCAAAAGCAATATTAGGATTACTCAAACGCATGTATGAGGTTCCTGATACTACATAATCTAAGGTGTGTTTCATGTCTTTAAAATTTCTATAAGCATATCTGCCTCAGCTTTTGCATCATCTAAAGCATTATGGTTGTTGGCTTTTGGTAAACGTTTATCTAATACATTCATTAAAGTTCTTAGACAATAAATATCCCAGAACTTCCAAGGGTATTTTTCTCTGGCATCTCTATTAGAATTCCAACCTGATAATGTCATAGCGTTTTCCATTATAACAACATCAAAATTGGCACCCATACCCCAAATGTTTCCTTCTTTAAAAAACGTAACGAATTTATCTATTGCTTCATCTAAAGGCAAAGGATCTACTGTTAGTGCCTGTCTTGCTTCCATGTCTTGTTGAGCCCACCACTCTACTGTTAGTGGATCTATATGTAAGCCTGCCTCTTTACAAGTCTTGGCATCTACATTTACATAAAATTCATCTACTATTTCTAAATTCTCAATTGCTACTGCTCCTATTGAAACAATAGCTGCATTAGATCTAGTTGATAATGTTTCTAAATCTAATACTACTTGTCTACTATGCGTGTCCACCATTCATTTCCTGTAATTTTATATTGTCCATAAACTCTTCTTTTAGTGAAGGGTTCGTCTTTAGTTCACCTTTTAGAACTGTTGTTTGTGTGCTACTATTACTAGCTCTAATGCCTCTGTTCTCACAACACCCATGTCTTGCTTTAATATAAACACCTACTGCCTTAGACTTTGTAAGTTTCTCAATTCTATAAGCTATCATTTCACAAAGCTCTTCTTGTAAGTGGCCACGTGATGCTAAATGCTGTGCCACTCTAGTATATTTAGACAGTCCAATAACTTCTTCTCCTGGCATACATGCTACATAACATACACCATTCACTGGTTGGTGATGATGTGAACACATACTTTTTAAATCCATTCTAACTGTAATCAATTGATCATACTTTCCATCATTAGGAAATGCTGTTATTCTAGGATCGTCGTCATATCTTCCACCCATTATTTCTAGTATATACATTTTTGCTAAACGTCTAGCTGTGTCTATACTGTTAGGATCGTTGTGCCTGTCTATAATTAATGCATCTAAAACACCTTCGAACTTTTCTGTTAGTTCATCGATTAGATCTGATTTTTCAACTGCACTTATATATTTTGATATGTTATCTGCTGCATAGTAACGCTTACCATCTACTTCTAAACGTTGCTTAATCTTATCACTTACACTCATTATTTTTTCTCCCAAGGAAATACTATCCATTGTTTATTATTATAGAGCCTTTCACCTTCAAAGTCAATACCCATGTTACCCTTTTTGGAGTAAAGTACAGCCCATTGACTTTCTGGAAAAATGTTCCTAATTGATCCTATTGTTAATCCACTATCACATATATCGTCTACAAATAATATATCGTTTGGATCTTCTGTTGATTTTAATGCAACTGAAAGTGTATCTTTTTTGTTGCCATCTCTAGTTTGCCATTGTAAAGGTTCAAAAGGAATGTCTAATGCGTGGGATAGAATAACTCCTGGAACAAGACCTCCCCTACTAACACCTACAATTTTTTTATAATTTCTTTCACCTATTTGTAGAGCCATAAGAAGACATATATTATACATCTCCTTCCAACCTACATATATATTGTCTGTCATTTTGTAAACCACATTCTAATAGCGAAAACTCTAACGATTGCAATACATGTAAAACACCCTGTTAATAATATTGATATTGTAAAGGTTGATAATTCTAATACATCTATGAACAAGTACAAAAGGCCCACACTTATAGGCCAATTAATTATTAGGCCGGTAAATACTGTAACCAACGATTCTTTAAGTGCTTGCTTCTGTCTTTTGTTCATAACTTAATTGCTAGAAGTAAAAATATTGCAAGCAATATAATATTAGTAAAAAATATTTCAAAAGCTAATATAGTATGATACCACACCCATCTGCTTTGATAAATTTCACTCTCCGTTACTCCTCCTGCTTTTTTATCCATCCAATCTAATAATTTATTCTTCATTTATGTACCCCATGCGTTGCCAAATAATGTTATATGTAGTCGAGGGCTAAACTTATACCCTGTCTGCATACAAGCCTCTGCTACATCTTTTTCTGTTAGAGTTTGTTGTTCTAATGTAGCGCCTTCAGGCATACAATAAACAGCATCTAACTTAACTCCTGCTTCTGTGTATGCTTCTACAAATTCATCTACTTCTTTGAAGTCTGACATATCTCTCACCACAAATTTGTTATATAAGTGACTATTTTCTACCTTGTTCATTCCCTCTAATACCTCTGGGACTAGTGCGTCAAACTGTTCTTCGCCTGATAAACTTAACTTAGGAGAAGTGCTCCAAGTTATATGTAAATCTTTACCTTCATTATTAAAATAGTCTATCAACTGTTGTTGTAAATCTTGTGTCCCATTAGTTTCGTAAGTAACATTCTGTAAACCAACTTCTCTACACATATCCAAGAGGGCTGGCCAACACCTTTGCCAACCCAATAGAGGTTCACCACCTGTTATGACTAAATGGATATCGTTCTTCTCATCAAACCTACCATTAGGTAATAGTTTAACAATACGATCGAAAACTTCTTCTAATGTTTCTGTTAATTGTAAATGTTTATATTTCATAGCCCAACTGGCAGAACTATCACACCCTACCGGTGTAACAGGCAATTCTGCTATGGATTTATATGCTTCGGGATGTGTTTTATCTGCTTTAGGATCTGTAAAGTAAGGCATTTCCTCGACAGGAATTATATTATCTCTCTCCTGTCCAAAACCTCTACACTCAAAGTTGCAACCAAAAACTCGTAAGAATATACTAGGAACACCTACGAATCTTCCTTCACCCTGTACGCTATAAAATACTTCGCTATATCTTATTTTCATTATGTAACATTATATGATCTAAATAACCTCGAGTCAACTACCTACTTACCCTTTTGGGCTGCTGCTTTTGCTTCTGCTGCTTCTTTTGCTTTAATTTTCTTGTCTAAATATAGTGGTCTACGTTTAACTTCTTTCTTACCTTCATTAGCCTTATCAGCTTTCTCATTGTCTGCTTCAAGTTGCTCAATGATGTTTCTCATATAACTAAGGTACTCATTGGAATGGTCTGAACCATCAGCACTTGATTGTAAAATTTGTTCTATATCTAAGCTCTTAATATATTTAAATTTGGTTTCCATTTGACGTTTCTCTTTTTGGATACGTCTAATAAAAGCGTAGTATGTAATCTGTGTAAAGTATGCAAAAGGATTTTTAGATTTTGCTGGATCAAAGTTGTCCATATATGTAAGACAGTTTTCAATACCATCTAAAATCATTTCATCTCTAAATGTGTAGTTTACAAAATTTGATTTGAAGGCCAAGTGGTTTGCTATTTTAACAAAGCACTCTCCTAAGTAATTAGTTACACGTGGTTTTGGTTCACCACATTCTTCTGCTTCTATTCTTCTCTCTCTATACTCACTTATCTTGACAAGCATTTCTTTGTTGTCTATGTAGTGAGCTGAGTTTGGGTCTCTCCTTTTTGCCATAATATACTCCTAATGTATTTGTTTTTTCATTACTGCTTCAGCTAATTCAGTTAGCGTTTCAATGTCTAATTCTTCTGGTAGTTCTTCAAGGTCCATTTCAGGAAGTTCTTCTATAAAGTCGCCACGCCATTCAGGCCTGCCAAAATATATTGACTTAACCATTCTATGATATCCTGAAATAAAATTTTCTTGTAATGCTGCCACCGTGATAACGTTCTTCCTATCTATAGAAAAGATTTGTTCTTCTGCCACTGCTACCCATGGTCTTAAATTTATAGATTCTCCTAATACACCTTGTGGTGTGGGCATAATTTGAGGTACTAACTCAATAGGGTGTTCTATATTTACTACGTCGTCTCCATAACTAACTTTGCCGACTAGCGTTGAGCCGTCCATCAATTTTACTATACTAATTTCTTGTTTAGACATTTATTTTTACCAATTTATAGTTAAACCCCTCTTCGTTATAGAGTTTAATACGTTCTATTAAATGATTCAATGTATAATTCTTGTGTGATTTCCACGATAAGTCATCACCAATATCAAACAAGTTACATACAACCTTTTTGTCTCCTTTACGAAGTCCTCTTCCTATTGATTGTAAGTTTCTTATTCTGCTCTTACTAGGAGAGGCAAAGACAATATTATGTAAGTTCCTTATATTTATACCCGTAGAAAATGTGCCGTACGAAGCAACAATAATAGCATTACTTTCTTTTTCTGTTAATGCTCTTATTTCTTCTCTTGTTTCTGTATCTGTTCCACCATGTACAAAGAACACAGAACGATCTTCGCCTTTAAGCATGTCATATAATACCCTTCCATGCTTTTCTACGAACTGAAATAGTAATAATGTGTTGCCCTCTTGTGCTATCGTTAAGTTTTTAATGATCTCATTTCGCTGAGGGTTAGTAACAATCCAATCTATTTCCTCTTGATATGTTTTCTTTTTCATATCTTTCTTTTCAGCATCTTTATAATTTAAAGTGCAACATATAATTTTTAAATTTGCCAGTTGTTTGTCGTCCATTAATTTTTTAGTTGTAGTAACCTTATGCACAGGTCCAAACGTGCCTTCTAATACTAATTTATGAGTCTTAGTACCGTCTAGTGTACCCGTAGTCCCGATCCTATAGGGTGTGTTAGTACATTTATTCATTAAACTTGTAAGGGATTTAGCCTTAAATAAATGAGCCTCATCGCCATAGAATACATCAAAGTCTTTGAACCATGCCTTCGGATACTTGTATATTGATTGCCATGTACTGATAGTTATTGGCCATTCATTAGTCTTATCTTTGCCACCATATATTCTATGACAGTTTTCTGAAACCTTCCACGGGTCTGCACTAGCATAGTCCTCAAAGTCACCATACATCTGTTCTACTAATGATGTTGTTGGTACTACAATGAGTTGCTTGCGTCCTCTCGCTTGGTGATACCTTACCAGAGAATATATAATGAGAGACTTACCACTAGCAGTGGGAGAAAGAAGTAAAGATCTACCTTCTCTAATACAATGATCAACTGCGTCCCTTTGATAGTCCCTAATTTGAATTTCTTTGCCATTTGCTTGTAACCTTAATGAGTCTGTTAATAATTTTACATCTGTTTGTTCACTAATATCATCTACGTCTACTTCCATTTCGTATTCTAATGTATTAGCAAAGTCCTTTAAGTAAGGCAGTAACCCTACATATAATTCTTTCGTGTACATACTATATAGTCTAGCTTTACCGTCCCACATTCTATTTCTGTATAGTGGCATGAACTTAGCTCCTGGAACATCAAAAGTAAAGAAGTCACATATCTCTTGATCAGTGCTCAAGTCTGTATCTATTTTAAGATATACAGAATCTTTTTGTTTTACTTTTATCAAAACTTTTTTTGCTCCAAAAAGGTCGTCATTTTTTTCTCACTATAAAAGGCCGTTAGTAAACTTGGTCCACTCAATAGCGTTTTTGATATCGAAAGAACGGCTATTTAAACTCCTCATAACACCCTCTATAAGGGTTATACAAGTGTCTATATACTCGACTTTATCAGTTAGTTTAATAATATCTGGGTCTGTATCTAAGAAGTCATTCATCTGATTATTCAAAGGAGCGTTACCTAGGTACTGATCCCAGCCAAACTCATTAAGCTCTTGTTGTGTTAATTCCCCTCGATAATACTTCCACTTGATACGTCGTAGGGATAGTAAGTTGGATTTATTTTTGCGCAACTGTAATTTAAACGTAGACAACATGTTTAAATACTTGGCATGAAGTTCTGGTGTTTTTGTAGACTCAGGACCTAAATTTAAGTCGTCAATTTTACAATCTTCAACCCACATGTCCTGCAGTTCATTTAATGTAATCATAGTATAATTATAGTTGATACCTAACCAAGGATCAAGTAACAAGAGTACCGTTTAATCGGCTTCGTCAGTGATTGTAATAATAAGATTTTGTTTTACTGTTGTTGTACCGTCTGTAACGCTAACTGTCGTTGTATAACGGTCCTTGACTTCATAATTTGGTGCAGTACCGAATGTTAATACTCCAGTTGATGAGACTATACTCATAGAACTTGCATCACCACCTGCTATACTGTAAGTCAATGTATTATTCTCAGGATCAGTAGCTACAATGGTACCAATTGCTGTTTGGTTCTCTGCTGCCCAGAAGAACCCTGATGAAGTAATAGTTGGTCCAACATTAGTAGGTACAAACGAAACAGGCTGTGTTGTTGTTTCAATTATATAATCTCTGTATCTAAACATAGCCACACCAACCATATAGTCTGTTTGGCCTGATGATATTTCAAAGTCTAACCCTTGTAAACTAACAGGGAAAGCATCTCTAAATATAAATTGAGTTTGTGGATTATTGTTTGAGTCTAATAGAAACAAGCTGGCATCTGATGAAGTAAATGCTTTGGGTTCAACATCTGGAAACCTATATGTTTGTGTGTCTTTAAATGTTTGGTGTTGTTTGTGATCCTCTGGAAAGCCTAGTCCGATAAGCCAGTCATATAACTCTTTATAGTTTTTCATGTCCTCTTGAATCAAGAACCGTATCATTAACACACCAAAGTCTAATTTGTCTCCTGCATGTGGTATATCAACAAGTGGTGTGGGAAATACTGCCGGTGGTAGATTCATTTCCGGAATGTTTGCTGCTTGACAGAAGTAAGACACGTTAGGAATATTATGTATCTGAAATTTAAAGGCATTGGGTCGTAAATAATCCAGTTCATTAGGATTATTACTGCTCCAACTTGCCTCCGTTACATTAGCAATATTTGTTGTTGTCATCTACCTTGTCCTCTGTATTTCTTGTGACTCTTTCTTTTGTTTTTGTTCATTGTACTTGTAGAAATTTTAACTCTTCTTCCACGTCCGCCTTGTCCTTGGCTTGAACACTTTTTTGTTGGTGTCAACCCTTTAAACTTTCCTATATATGCCATAATAATTTATAATTTAAAACTGTACCGATACTCCACACCCACACGCTGATGACTGTTGAGGATTATTAAATTGAAACCCTTCGTTTAATCCGTCCCTCATCCAACTAATAGTAGTACCATCTAAATAATTTTCTGATAAGGAGCATACCCACATCTTAAATTTTCCAAAATCTATTTCGATATCACTCTCTTCTAGTGGTGCGTCAGCATAATCAAATTCATATTCGAATCCTGCACACCCTCCGCCTATTAAGGCAAACCGTATGCCTTGTCTTTTATTACTCTCTACCTTTTCGATAGCATGTAGTAAGGCATCATCAGTAAAATCTATATTCATTCAGGTCCTCTATTATGTTTACGATCCGTTTTCTTCTGTTCCCAATGCACAATTGCTTGATTAATGCTAGCCTCTGCTAATACAGAACAATGTAACTTAATAGGCGGTAACTCTAATGCTTTTGCTATATCTCTATCTTTAATAAGTTTAGCCTCTTCAATCGTCCTACCCTTAAGCATGTCCACAAACAATGTTGAACTCGCTATTGCTGAGCCACAACCATAAGTCTTAAATTTCACATCTAAAATTGTATCCGTTTCCGGATCTAATTTGAGATCTAACTTCATGACATCTCCACAAGCTGGTGCTCCTGTCATTCCAGTGGCAACATCTGGATCATTAGGATCAAATCTGCCTACTGCATGTTTCTCTGGGTTTTTTAATACTGATTCAAATCTTTCTACTACCTGTTTACTGTACGCCATGCGGCCTCCGTTAATGTAATAGTATTTATAATACTTTCATTGTAACCAGAAGTAAAGAAGGTTGAATACCAATTTAATAAATACTGTAATATGTTTTACTATAACGATAATAAACTATGTGTTGTTTGCCTTGAAAGGTGTGGCCATACCAGCATGTTTGATTATTTTAACATACCTCCTTGGACCCAACAAAACCTTTTTGATTTTGAGACTGATCAACCCTTTTGGGTAAGGGACTTCAAACTGACAAAAACAAAAGAAAAAATTGTTGTTGTGCGGAACCCCTACGATAGACTTTTATCTGCAATCAAGAGTTCAAAATATATTTCTCACTTATCACCTTGGCGGAAAACAGATTGGATAAGAAGTCATTCTGTCCACTACCTGTTTAGATTAACTGATACTAAATTTAATATCATAGACTTTAATAAATTAAAAAACTATATTGGTCAACCCCACCAGGCACTGAAGACAAATTCTGTTGCGTTTGGGCATAAAGAAATTTTTAATGAGTTTTGGAGTGAGGAAGAGATGGAACGTGAATTCGTAGCATACAATAAAATAATGGAAGAGAGGACACCTATTACTGTAACTCATTGGAAAGACCTTTATAAATAATTGTGTCCATTAAGGACATGACACAAACACACACAGGAGAATATTATGTCAGATAATAAATCAGGGTTCGAAATCAGAGCCGACTTACTTTCACAAGCACAAGGTATCCTACAGGATAACCATCAAAGAAAAGTTGATGCCGTTTTTATGCACAACGATTCATTTCCTAACGATAAAAAGCCTATGCCTACAACCAGCATCTCAGCAAGTGATGTTATTGCAGTGGCACAAGAGCTTAACGAATTCGTTAATCAAAAGTAAATCTTTTAGATAAAAAAACACCCGCGATCGCGGGTGTTTTCAGTTTAACCTTATAAAGGTTACGACTTAATTTACATTAAGTTTGTAACTTTTACTGATCTATAATACTGGTTACGATCTGCTGTAAATGTGTCAGCATCTGTAGTTCCGTCAGCCTTCATTACAAATGGGTTAGCAATCATGCCATACCTAGTCTTGAAACCAATCTTAGGTTGGAATGTGCTAGGGTCTATGGCCCTAACCATTTGAAGTGGGACGTATGGACAGTAGAAAAGACCTGCGTCATAAGGGCTAGTGCCTTTATAACCTGCTACATAGAACTGACTAGCAGCTCCTGTGTTAGCAGAATATGGATCTATGTAAACTCTGTAACGACCGTTTAGAACTCCGGCAAATGTATTACCTGTGTCATCAACGTTTAAATTTGTTGATAATGCTGGAGCATAGTCTAAAACACCAGCCATTGCAAGAGCAGAAGCCACGTCTGAAGAACAGATAATAAAATTACCTTTTCCACGTCTTGTGTCTTGTGCAATTACGTTAGCATCGCGTTCAATGTTAAACAATAGACCTTTAAATCTTTCTACAGACCACCTACCGTTACTGTCGACATCTAAGTCAAAAGTTCCAGCCGTAGCAGTTGAGGCTGAGCCTGTTTTTGCTACTTTGTAAATAGTTCTGATTACCTCACGGTTAATTTCAGCAAGTATTTCCTGTGAAAGGATGTTACTTAGCTCGGATTCTGCATCTAAACCATGAACAGCTTTTAAATCTTGTGCAAGTTCAACTGTGTATTCTGCTTTCAATGCTCTTGATTTAGCAGTAACAGTTGTCTTCTCGATTGAAAACGCCATTTCATTAAGTGTAGTTGAGTCTCCGAAGCCTTCAGCTGTGCTTGTAGATACACCAGCGCCAGTTGTGTAGGTACCATCTACTGGATTAGCTCCAGCATGTGTTCCTGCACCCGAAAAGTCTGTATCAGCTTCGTTAAATAAAGCCTCTGTACCAGCCATTGTGGTATAGTGTGACTTCATTGCGAAGATAAGACCTGTTGGGCCTGACATAGGTTGTACGCCACAAACGTCATAAGCCATAAGGTTAGGCAAAGCACGTCTAACTAACGATATTAATATCGGATCGTAGTTGTCAACGCCTGCACCTGTTTGGTTTGTGTGTGTAGCCTCGAAAAGAGCTTCCTTCTCCTCACGGAGAGCCTTCTCCTGATTTTCGAGCACTACTGTCGTAACCGCACGCTTGTAAGGATCCGAGATCTCTTGTAGATCAGGATGCTGCAATACGGGCTGCCACTTTTTCTGTAGTTCTTCTGAAAGATACATCAGTTTCTCCTTGTTTTACGTTTGTTATTTATTATAACCTAATTATTTATAATAATTTTAATTTTTAACATCGGAAAACTTGACCGCTTGAGAAATACCTTGTACATATTTACTCATCACAGTTCCGTCTTCTAATGTTCCCTGATCAACGCTATCTTCTAGCTTATCGCTATCATCTGCTTTCGCTTTAGGAAAATAATTTTCCTTGATAACATTTAGTTTAGAAGTGTACATCTCTTCGTTGTCGTAAGTTACGTCAGCGATTAGAGTTGCAAACTTTTCAACCTCTGTTTCAGCTAGATCGTCAACCACGGAACGGAATACTCTTTCCTTTTGCAGTTGTTCCCTGTCTTCGCTGATTTCAACGGACTTGTTAATCTCTTCGTCTAACTTAGATTTTAACTCGTCTATTTCTTTTTGTTGAGTTGTTAGTACATCGAATTTTTCTTCAGGAACATCGATGTAATGGTTTTGGAATGTCTCTTTAAGATCTTTAATAAAGCTCTCAGTGATTTCATTCTTAAGACCATTCTCAACAGCTAGTTCATTCTCTGACATCCATTGCTCAGTTACATAACTGAGATATTTGTCAATGTTTTCTACTAGCTTTGCTTTAGCTTCTTCGAAAGCCTTGTTGGCTTCCTCAACAAGTTCGTCTTCAATAGAATCGATTTGTTGATTGACTCGAGCTACAACGACAGTCTCAAATAATGAGGCTGCTTTTGTTTTGAATTCTTCTGAAAGATGCTCTTCGTCGGCAAATAAGTTAGCAATGTCTTCTTCAAAAAGTGTTTCGGAAGATTCTTCCTCTTCTTCATCAGTTTCTTCAGCGACGACTTCTTCTTCTGCCTCTGCTGTTACTTCTTCTTCCTTTGGTGCTTCCTCAACAGTATCTTCTTCTGCTACGACTTCATCTTCAGTCTCAATAACTTCTTCTAAAGTTTCTTCGCCTTCGCTACCTTCTTCACTCTCGCCAACAGGTCCTCTGTTGCCTGCTGAGCTAGGTTGGTTAACTACTGTACGAGCGTCCGTAGTATCTGTGTAGTTAGGTGCTTTACCAGCACCGTCACCTTCTAGTCCAGGAGCCTTAGATGCTTTATCTGAAGCTGCCTTTCCTACTGGGCTTGTTAATCCACCTTCTGGGTTGCTAGTACCACTAAGGTCTTGCTGCTCAGGATTAGGATTGGAATTACCTTGTAAAGGATTAGTTTTGTCACCAGCTGTTTTGTCCAACGGACGGTGTGGGTCCGCGGAAGATGTAGGTAAGTTAGCTCTTGAACTACCGCCTTGCATAGGTGGTTGTCGATCGCCAGCTTCCTGTTCATCTATAACTGCTACGGTATCGTCTTGCAACTTACCTTCAAGCAGTTCTCTGATTTTGGATTCTACTCCCATTTCTTCTCTCCTTATTTTCGGATTATCTAGTTTTTATATAATCTAATAAACTATTTATATTTATACAGATTTCTATTAGATTTTGGACAGTTTTTCTAAGAAATTGTTAAAGACTTGGAGCTTTTCTTCTTCTAAATGTGCTGAATTTGCACCAGAAATAGTGGCTCTAGCCTCTTCAATATCTTGTTCTGTCCATTTACCATTAACAAAAATCCATTCCTTACCCTCCATAATGCCGCTTACAAAAGCGTCTGGGGCGCTAGGATCTGCAACAATATCTGCTGCTGTCGCTAACATAAAGTCATCTTGTACTTCGTTAATGCCGTTCCTCTCTTTGAGGGAGCCTAAACCACGTGAACTAACACCTAGTTGAGCACCTTCGCTAATGAGTTCTTTTACAATCTTACCCATAGGCGTGTCCATGACTTTCGCTCTACCGATATAATTGTTGCCGTCTTCCTTAAGAGATACTATCATGTGCGAGACACGGTCTAAATTAACCGTTGGTCCGTCAGGATGTCCTAACTCTCCATAAGCTCGTTTTGTTAAAACATTCTCTTTAACATAACGATTTACTTCTCGCTGCATAATCTCTCTAGGATATATACGACCGTTTTTGTTCTTTAAATCTGATTGTAAGAACACACCTTCGATAAACACGTTAGGTTTCTTCGGGTCCTTACTCTCTTCTGTGAGGTATGATATGCTCTCGTTAAATTCTTTAATTAATCTCATGGCCTATCCTAATGATCCGCCGTCATACACACTTCCTGCATCGTCAGTGTCTAATGGTGCGTCTTGATGTTGTTGTGAACCATATCCGGATACTTTAGCACAATCTATTATGACTGTACCGCCTGCTCCGCCTGCTATTACGACTTCAATGTTTGATGTGTTTTCTGAATTGTCGCTAAAGCCGTAGAAATCTTGTGATCCACTCTCATGTAGTTCATATAAAACAACGGAGTTTCTTTGCACTTTGGCACTTGCTCCGCTTGATAAGGTCCAATGAAGTCCTTTAATGTTTACTGCTGGGGAGCTTTGCGTTTCAGTTGACTTCTTTAACGTTGTCGCTAAAGCAATTGTTCCTGTCGCTGCAGTCCCCCTAACACTAACCACGCCCTGGACTTGGGTTAATTTTAAGTTGTTTACTGTGACTGCCATTTGTTTTCCTATGTTGGTAAGTTATATTTCTTTTTATTCGTGTGGTTAATATGTTTATTCTCTTCAAGAACCTTTACGTTCTTGTCATCCACTTCAACTTTTTCTATACCGTGTTCAAACATAACTCTATACCAGGATATATTTCCATATGCATCTGGTTCTGCATGTTCACCTATAATAGTTTTGCCTTCTTTCCACTCTTTGTGGAAAATTTTACTAGCGCACATGTGCTTATCGCCTTCAAGTGAGCCTTTGGCAACACCATCGGTAGGAGCCTCGGTAATAACCCCTTCCCTGTAATCTTTAAACGTTCTCATCGTTTGTCTCAACAGGCATACCTGTTGTTGTATCAATATCAACCAATTCTAATGGTTCACCTTCTACAGGAATGCCTTCGGGCGCTACGCTTTGTGGGTGAAACATCTGTTTTGCTGTTTCAACCTTTGCTGCATCCATTGCATTGTTTGTCCTGTCTTGCATTAAATCATTAAAGTTTGTTTGAACTTCTGACGCTTTACCAGCGATCATGTTGTCTAACATGTCTTTAATTTCTTTACTTTGATCTAAATCTTCTGCCATTTTTACATTCCTCCATTAGGTCCTACGGGATTTCCTTCCCCTGGAACCTCATCTTCTATATTACCAGCTCCATTAGGGGCTGCTTGATCAACTGCTGCCAGTGGACTCCATTGATACTGTCGTTGATATGTTGGTTCATTCATCAACTCTGTTTCTATCTCATCAATGTCATCATCTGTTAGCATTAAAACGTTCTTTTGTATGTAACGCTTACTAAAAAATGTTCCGATATAAGCTGCTAATCCGTTTAATACTTCTACTCTACTTCTCAAAATCTCTTGTTCTTTAGACTCTGTATAGTAAGCATCAGTCGAAAACTCAAACTCTATATCATCTTTTATCATGTTCCAATCGTCTTCGGTTAGAACACCTTTTAGTAAACATTGCGTCTTTAATAGATCGCTTAACATAACAGCAAATTTCCTTCTTAACTTGATGATGAATTTTGTAAACTTCATTTCATCTCTGTTAATCTCAGCTGCTCTTCCAAAGTTCATACCAGCTTGTTGTTCCAAACGTGAGATAGGAATGTTCAACGATTGATATAGTTTACGTTGAAAGTATTCTACGTCTTCTATTTGCCCCAAGTTTTGACCTGCTGGCAATGTATCAATCTGTGTTCCTGTCCCGCCTTCTCTTCTGGGTAACCAGAAGTCTTCCAACATTGACATAAACTTCTTGTCATCACGGATCTCGCCTGTATTAGCATCGTAAACTAACTTGTTACGATAACGATCCATAATGTCTTTTAGATATTGTTCTGCCTTCATCTTCGGCAAGTTACCAACATCTACATAAAATATTCGTCTTTCAGGAGCCCTTGTAATTCTATAAATTACTACTGCGTTCTCCATCATACGAAGTTGATTTGCAGGCCTAATAGCCTTATGCAAATACGATAAAGGTATTCCTTTATCACTATCAGTTAACCCACTAGGGGCATATGTTATAGCATCCTTTGTTATCTTCAACCCTTGTTGATTTTCAGGTGCTACATAAGCTCCAGGTTTTTGAGTTACGCCTTTATCATTATATATAAAAAACTCATTAACATCTTTAACGAACATGACTCCAGTAGGATTCTTTTCCTTACTGACTTCACGTACCTTTCTAATCTTCCTAGGGTCTATGTATCTAATATCTACTATACCCTGTTTAGGTTTGTCAAGATCTATTACCTTATGGAAATAAATCCTACCATCTACATACCATCTTCTAAAATAATCCTGGGCTCTATCCTTAAAGTCCAGGATGTTTTTAATTTCATCAAATTCTGCAGACATCCTTTTCCTAACACTTGCTGAAAGTTGTACTTCATCAAGGTTAATTTCAACTGGAGATTCGTTCTCCAGCTGTGCCACTGACTCGTTGATTATATCTTCAACGGCGGTATCTACATCTGCCATTAAGGCTATATCACGATACCGTTTAATCAGTTCTGCTTCAGTTTGGGCAATGCCTTCTAAGTCCATGTAGGTACCGTAGTACCCACCTGCTCGAATTGACTCTACTGCACCATCGTCTGAAGGAGCCACGAAGCTTTTTTCGCCAAGTGGCTTCTCCTTACGTTTTATCTCAAACCCAAATAAATCCATATTTTAACCCTATCCAGAGACTAGCTAACTGTATACCATTGATACTGAAATGTAACAGTAAATTCCTCAATGATGTCGTTTTGTGCATATTGTAATGCAATTTCTGACATGTTTATTGGAAATGCGTCATGCAATGTGTATGTCATTAGGTTTTCATCATTTCTATCTAAATGTGTGACCTTCATCTCTGCTGAATACTGTTCAGGACTTAACCATTCTGCCTCATTGGCACCAACGCCTCCTGATAAACCTTTAGAGTTCATGTTATCCATCCACTGCTCAAAAGGTGTACGTAGACTGAATTGACTATCATTAGCTATTGTAATGGTCCAAGGATCAAATATCCTTTCGCCTGCTAGCTTAACTTCTCTTCCACGATACTGTATGATCGCAGGGTTAACAGTTGAAGCCGGTAGGGCTGCTCCTGTAACTAAGAGTTGCTTGTCCGCATTTGGTGTACCATTCAATCCTGATGGCCAAAGTAATTCTACTTTGAATTGGTTGGGTCTCGCGCCGCCTGAACCTAGCTGTTCTTTAAATTGTGTAATATTCATTCTTTTCTCCTATTACTCTTATTTATACATTAACCGCCAATTTCAGAAAAGTCTACACCTGAACGGGTAGCAATAAAGTTAAGCTGTATAAAGTTGATAGCCTTCGCAGGTTTAATGAATATGTCTGCGACAAATTCGTTTCTATCAATTACTTCGCCTGTGTTATTGCTGCTGTTACATATAACTTGGAAGTCATATATTCCTCTGCGTCCTTGAACGCCTCTTAGGAATGGTGTAAGCAAACTTGAAAACTGTGCTCTTGTAAATGCGTCGTTAAATTCAAACAATTGGTACTTAGCTGCTGTTGACACTGCTTTTTCGATAACAATGAATAGCCTTCTAACATTAATTCTATTAAATGCTGAAGGTGCTGCTAGTAATGTTTTGTCCCCCAATAATACGATTCCGTTACCTGGATTGTTGACAACAGGGTTGACACCATCTTGGTACATATCATCTCTGTTTGCCTTTGTAGGATTAAACGCTAATTTTACTGCGTTCTTGATATGTCCTCTGTTGTATCCTGCTGGTGAGTACCACGGATCTCTAGTGCTGTCTGCGTTTACACATAGACCTGCAATGTCTCCGTTTAATGGAACCCATCTATATACATCATTGTATCTGTCGTATTGATATTTCCAGTTCCCGTCCATTACACTATATGATGTGGCGGATAAAGCTCCTTTATCTGCTAAAATATTTGTAACTTCTGAACCGGCGTTGTTTACACACGATGTCTGTTGTGGTGAAACAAATGCTATACAGTCTTTTCTGACTTTAGCAATATTGTCTTGTACCCACTTCGAATCAGTGTTGCCCCATGCTGCTGTCATCACTAGATTTATATCTTGTGATTCTGCGTCTGCAAATAGTGCGTAAGATGTTTGTACATCTCCGCTGTCTGGGCTGTCAGAAACTCCACCTGCCAGGCTGTCAGTAGACTCTGCTGCTGTAAATCCTGATGTGTATGCTGTTCCTGCTAAAGCTGTACCCCAAGTAGACTCTGCTGCTGGTTGATCTGTCCAACGGATATACTTAGACTGTGCATTAATCACATTCTTGTAGTAATTTGATCCGCCTTCAAGGGTCTTCGCATCAGAACCTTTGGAAACTGCTTCATATTTTTCTAATATAGTACCTACTGCTCCTGAAAATAATCCATCTTCATCAATAACAACAACGTGTAGCTCATCATTTGAGCCTGACACGATTGCAGCTGATGTGGATGTTAAAGGTGCACGGGTAAAGTTGTCTTTATAAGACCAATCTGTTGCTAAAACGGCTGTCGCTGCTGCGCCAGTTCCGCCTCCGCCACTGAATGTAATTGCTGGTGCGCTAGAATATCCATTACCTGGATTCGTTATTACAAGTGCTGTAACTGCTCCGCCACTTATTGTAGCTGTAGCTGTTGCTGTAATACCTGAACCTCCTGGTGCTGCAATAGCAACTGTAGGGGCTGAGCTGTAGCTCGAACCACCTGCACTAACTGTAGCCGATGCTACTGAATTAGTGTCATAGTTACTTGAATCAGCGAATGAAACTTTAAGTGAATTACCTAAAGCTCCTGGATGTTTAGCTGCCCACATACCATTAGTGCCTTGTCCTGAGCTATGGTTGTTTTCATAATCGGAATCATTAGAGATCA